GTCGTCTTCTTGGCAGCAGATCCGAGCTTCTCGTTGACCTTCGCCTGCACGGCGCTGTAGTCGTATCCGGCTGCGGTCAGGCGGTTCTTACGGTCGGAGCCGTTGCCCCATTTCCCGGCGATAACCTCTGAAGCAATCTCATCAACGGACTTCTTCGCGGTTGTGGTCGTCGTGCTGGTGGACGCGGTTCCTTTGCCGTAGCCGTTGAATCCGCCGCTCCTGATCGTCGCCGGAAAGTCGATGTAGGAGTAGTCCATATCGACGTTCCCGCCGATACCGCTGACCTTGCCTTTGGACGAATACTGCCAGATTCCGTAAGCGCCGGAGTAGCTGCACTTGCCAGACCACTGCGCCACCCAGACGGTGAAACGCTTCTTCACGGCGTCCGATACCACGGAGTTCAGGCTGGAAAGCGAGGTGTAGAAACCAGCGTAAAAACCGCGGCTCTCAAGCTCCATGCAGAATGCCGTGATGAGGCTTGAGCAGAAATCCCGTCCCTTGGAAAGCTGCGACTTCTCCTCGATGTCGAAATAGACCGGATAATCGAGCTGCTTGCCGGAGAGAACCTTGGCGCAAGCCCGCGCTTCCTGCTTCGCTCCGGCGGCGGACGTGGCGTAGCTGTACCAGTACGCTCCGACGTGAAGCCCTACGGCCTTCGCCTTGCTGTAGTTGCTGTCGAAATACTTGTCCTTGTTTCCGTTTCCGTATCCGGCGCGGATGATCACGAAATCAATGCCGGATGATTTGACCTTGGCAAAGTCGATATTGTTTCCCTGCCAGACGGATACGTCGATTCCTTTGTATGCCATTACTGTTCCTCCTTGTCGTTTCTGTCGTGAAGCTGTTCCAGCACATCTTTGAGCTTGCCGGGTATCGGCAGCCCGAGATGCGCCGCGTTCTCGGTCAGGGACAAGCCCTCATTACTGATATAGAAAAAGATGATTGCTGTTCTCAGCACGCCCTCGTGGCCGAGTACGTGGATGTCGAGAATATTGGCGATGCCGACCAGAATGAAGATCAGCACTTTGCGGCAGATGCCCTTGAATCCAACCGCGCTCGAGAGCTTCTTGTCCGCGATGGCGCAGAGCACGCCGGTGATGTAGTCGCAGACCACGAAGATGATCAGCGCGATCAGCAGTCCGTCACATCCTCCTAAGAAGTAGCCCAGCCATCCGCCGACTGCGGCGAAGATGAGCTGTATGGTGTTCCAGAATTCCTTCATCAATATGTCCCTCCTTTGATTTTGGGTAAAAATAAAGGCCGCCAGCTTTGTGCTGACAGCCTTGGAAAACTGTGTGATCTATGAAGTTATGAAGTGTCGGTCTGTTTCGGCAATGCCTCCCAGAGCCTTAAATCCTCCTGTCCGAGCGACCAGATCGCGATTCCGCGGAGTCCCCAGTGGTACGCTGCCTGATTCGCCCAGTAGACGAGCGAGTCCACGTCCTGATAGTAGAGGATGGAAAATCCGTCCGCGTCGCCGAGGAAGAGCCGCGATATCCAGATGTCGATGTCCTTCGGCGTGACCGTAATCGTATAGTCGTTTCCGCATTCGAGGTCGAGCTGCGCGGAGTGGTAGAACTCGTAGTCCATTGAAATGGAGTCGGACCTTGTCGCGGATTCCTCAATATCCGCAGTCAGCGTGAACACCTGAAACTCCTCGCCCCAGGTGACGTTGCTTCGACTGATTCTGCCGTACTGTGTAACCGAACCGTCCGGGAAGGTGACATCGAACCGCTCATAAGGCTCATAGGTCCATGCGTCGCCCATACGGAGCAGTTCACAGACTGTTCTCTGGTCGGACTGGTATCCTGCGGTTCCTCCTGAGAATCCGCTGACCGTCGTCGTGAACCTGAGCGCGTTGGACGCGCCGGAATAGACGCGCACGGTACTGCCTCTGATCCGCATTTCGATGGTGTAGGTTGTCGGATCAGTTCTCAGATCGGATGATGGCGTCTGCTGAATCGGCTGCGAGTAGCTGCCGAGCTTGGTGCTCCCGTTCCACAGCTCCACGGCCTGACTGTTGTAGTTCAGGCAGCAGAAAAGACTGCCGCAGAAGATTCCCGCCTTGCCGGTGCTTCCTGCCGGAAACGCGAGACGCGCCCGAAGGTGGATGTCCTTGAATCCGTCGTAGTTCCACGCAAACTGTCCGCTGCCGTCAAGCTGTGAATAAACGCGGTTCTCGGAATATTCATCCGAACGCCAGACCTTCCACGAGCCGGATATGATGTTCCAGTACCCGGTGTCGAGCATGCCGTAGTCCTCGAAATCCTCGTACCAGATGAGCGCGGAGTCAGGCTTGCGGCGCAGGACCTCGGTTGTGAGCTTGAAGCCCTTGTCCGGCTGGCATTCGTTCCCGTCCACGTCGATAAAGTGGCGCGGAGAAAGCATGAATGAAGCAGCTCCGGCGGACGGTTCCTCACTGAAAGTAGAACAGACACGGAACCCGTAGAACTGCACGCCTTTCACATCAACTGAAACCGTGATTGTGTGTGTTCCGACTGACAGAGATATACCATCGGCAAGACTTGCCCAGAAGGTACTGCGCCAGTACGGCCACCAGAGCCGCGACTCGGTGAAATGCTTCTGCGTTCCGTCAATCGACACATAGATGCCGTTCTTGTCCCAGAAGGGATAGCAGAGCCGGACGGCGATATCATAGGTTCCAGCACTTGAAACCGAAAAGCTGTAGGTTGCTTCGCCCTTGTCGCCCATGACCGCGATGCCGTTCTCTGAGGAGACAATGCCAGTGTAGCTATCCGGCGTTCCGTCATGATCCACGTAAATCGTGCCAAACGACGTCTTCTGCGTTTTGCTGTAGGCGGTGAGGTACCTGCGCCGGTTGTATGTTCCGTCCATCAGCGGATAGTCGTAGCTCGAAGCGTCCTGCCCTTCCGCAAAGTCGTAGACCTGAGGAAAGGCGTAAGGCACATTGTTGTAGTCGTCCCAGTACGCGAGGATCGGAATGAACGGCTGCGGTGCGGCGTCGTCCGTGAAGTTGTATTTGCCCGTCATCCAGTTTTTTGCGGCGTAGTAGGTGTTGGACGTTCCGCGATAGCTCTTGCCGAGGTTCTCCGGCGTATCGTAAATCTGCCAGTTCCAGCCGTAAGCCGGAAGTCCCATGAACACCTTGTCCGGCTTCATCGCGGTGACCACGTAATCGTATATGCCGTCAAGCCAGTCCTTCGGAGAGACAGGCCCCGGAGCGCTTCCGGCCCACGCCATTCCATAACTCATTATGGCCGCGGTATTGCAGTATGGGTTCAGGTCGGCATATACGCACCAGTTCTCTCCGCCGACCGAGCCGTTGACAGAGTTCATTCCGGGAAGACAGATGTTGACCTTCTTCGAAGAATCGTAGTCTTTGACTGCGTTCCAGATGTTGCGGAACATGGCTGTGGATTTTGCGTGCGTGGAGTAATCGCCACCTCGCTCAAGGTCGATGTCGACTCCAGCGCACCACGGATACTTCTCCATGATCCGCACCAGCTCGGTGAGGAACTTATCCTGCGCTCCGTCGGTATTCTCCCGGAGAGCTGTGAAGACGCTTGATGTGCCGTCGTTGCGGACCGTTAGCAGCCATGTGATGTGCGGATACTTATTGATATACGTCAGCATGTCGCTGATGGCCACGCCGGATTCGGTTATCGTTCCGGTCGCGTCGACCTTAAAAGAAAAGAGACCTACCTGCGAGAGGCGGTCTCCGTAATTCTTCAGCGCGGTGTACATGCGGGCATTTCCCATGAACGTCCAGACCATGCACTTGCGGCCTTTGAGAATATCCAGACTCATATCACATCACCATCCTCCATCTCCTGAAACTCCACATACAGCCGTGCCGACTTCTTCTCCTCGACAGTCACCGGGTGCTTGCTGTCGCCCGCGGCGGAGTACTGGAAGAAGCCGTCTTTGTTTGTGGCAGTTCCGTTTTTCAGGCACTTTCGGCTTGAAGCGAGAATGTCAAGTTCGTCGCCAGCTTTCGCGGAATCCGTGAATGTTGCCTTGTGCGCTCCGGCACCGAGGGCAAGTGAAACGCTCCCGGCTTTCATGTTTTGATTCGGATAAATCTTCCAGTCAAGTCCGGTCGATGTCTTGCCGAGGTTGAAGATGATGCAGGTCGCGCTGCCGCGTACGATGCCGTTGAAGAACCGTTTTCCCGTGACTGCGTATTCGTCGCCGGTAGCGTACTTCTTTTGCGTTGTCTCGGTGTTAACGACATACCCGGACAGCATTGCGCCTTCCTGCAGCATGAGGTCGGTGAACCAGACGGTTCCAGTGCAGTTGGCGACCATCAGCTTGACAGTGACGCTGACAACTCGTTTCTTTTCCTTCTTATCAATCGTTTCTGTAAAGCGTGTGAATATCAGCATATCAGTCACCGTCCTGCGTCCACTGAATCTCTGAAACGTGTCCCACCCAGCCGGTCGCAATGGAGCCGCCCTGCAGGAACATGTCGGTTATGTATATCGTGCCTGTGCAGTCGGTCACGCAGACGCGAATGCGGATCTTCTTGACTCGCCCGTTCTGAGGGCTGACCGCTTGTGCAACATGAGTAAAACTCGCCATAGCAGCCTCCTTAAATCAGATCGATGAACCGCGTCTCGGTCGTGCCGTCCTCATACTCGAAGGTCACCTCTACGCCGACCTGTCCGTTGTCGCCCATCTTGAGATCATCGGACGCGATCTGGCAGGAGAAGGTGTAGCTGTCGCGGTTTGCCGGAGTGACGGTCTGCGTCAGGCTTTTCGTCGTATTGAGCGCTCCTTCGCACTTGAAGGATGCCGTGCCGGATACGCCGTTTTCAGTATCGACTTCAAAACCGGAGTTCTCCCAGTAGTTGAGACCTGAATCCGCGCGGGAATTGCGCAGGTGGTTGAACGGCACGAGGTCTTTCATCTCCTGGCTGTCGACGAGGTCAGCGCCGGAGAGCATGTCCGCTGTGGCGTCCCACTGCGAGGAGGAGTCGCCGAGTTCCCTGAGTGTGGTGGACAGCTCCAGAACAGTATTCCACGGCTCGAGCAGGTTGTATTCCCGGCGGACGATGCGCGTCTTGACGCTGATGTTCAGTTCATCGTCTTTTACCGTCACGATGTCGCCGAGCTTCCAGCTTTCGTGTTCATAGCCTGTCAGCACAGACAAATCCATCGCGTTCAGCACATAGGAAATCCTCGGCGCGGCGTAATCCGCAAGCCGCATCTCGGCGTACTCCAGCATCTGATACGGATTCGTGAAGTTCGAGCAATCCAGAGTAGAAACTCTTATCTCGTTCGTGTAGGTCGTGTCCTCCACATATTCCTTGCCGTCGTTGATGGACGCGAACGTCATGCCGTCCTTGCCGTAGGCATAGAGCCGGGTGATAAGGCTCTGCGTGTCGATCACGCGCTTGATGGACTTCATGTTCTTCTTGTAGCAGAACAGCGCTCCGGAGTCCGTGCCGCTGAACGTCAGCAGGCTCACGGTCTTGTTGGCGTTGTCGAAAATCAGATCGCCGCCATGCAGGTCCTGCACTTTCCGCAGAATCGCCAGAGCGTTCTTCTCCTGACAAGTCCATGTACGCTTGGTGCGCTTATTGACGGTTCCGACCGTCCAGCCGGTGTCCTGCAGTGCGTACGCCATCGGCACGTCAGCGGTATCCGCGTTGAAGGTGATCTCGGCTTTCTTGGTCGAGAATCCAAGGTCATAGAAGGCAGCCTCGGCATACACCGAGGTAATCGCCGTTCCCTGTTCGTTTTTCTCGTCCGTAATCGTCCGAATGCGGTAGGTGTCATCGCCGACCTTGACCTGCTTCTCGTTCTCCAGATACTTGCGCTTCTCGTCCCGGAAGGGCAGGTTGAACTCGAGCGTGTCGATGCCGTTGATCTCGCCCGTGATGATCACGTCATAGGCGTTCTCAAGTACGGCTTCCGCGTTGCCGTTCAGATCGAGAACGGTCAGTAATTTCTTGTCCGCCATGCAATCACCTCCATCTGCTGCGGGCCTGTATCGTCAGTTTCTTGAATGCGGATTCGCCGGGCGTCGACAATGCGATGCTTTTTACCGTTGGCGTTGCCGATGAATCCGCTGTGGCAAGCGTCAGCCGGAACTTGATGTACTTTGCGGAATCCGACTGCACGGTGTTGTCTGCACCAAGCGCCGTCCAGTTATTCCATGTCGTGAAATCGTCCGATGTGGAAGTCTCGACCGTCACGCTTGTTCCTGTTGGTGTATCGGCTGTCAGAGTGACGTAGCATTTCCCGGTTATCCCGTATTCCACTGCGGCGGTCGTGAAATATCCGCTTGTCGCGTAGGCTCCGCTTGAGGCCTTGAGTGTGACCGCATTTTCTGTCGTCAGCCCGTCGACATCTGCCGTGGAATCCGCGGCGTTGCAAGTGAGGGATTCCTGAAACCAGAGCGCGATGTCATCTGCAGTCAGGCTGGAATCGCAGCTGAGGAACCAGTCGTCGAAATTCCCGGCGTACCAGTAGGTGTCAGCGTGCATTCCCCAGATGAGGTCTGCTGTGCAGGAGCGGTTGAGTTCTCCCGTGAAGCTGACCGCGTCGGATACCCATACCTCGCCGGAACTTCTGCTGCCAAGCACATACTGCGCGGTCTTGTCGTCCGGTTTTATCACCGCCGCGATAAAGTACCACAGTCCGTTGGTGAGCGTGAACGACGGCGTAAAGTCCTGATCGAGGATCAGTGTTCCTGACGAGTTGTACAGCATCAGGCGCGGCTTGCCGGAATGCAGCGACAGGTAGAATATCGGGTTGCCGCTTCCCTGACGGGTGTTGAGCAGCGGGCAGAACGTGTTTCCGACTGAGTAGGTCGTGGGCATGAACCATCCGCCAACCGCTATTGTCTTTCCAATCGAGGAAAACATCGTTCCGTCGTTTGAAACCTTGAGATAGGTTTTCTCGCTGGTCGGGTTGTTGATATTCATGCGGAAAGACCTGCCGAGATGTCCCGCCTGCAATGAAGCGGTGGTTCCGCTCCATCCGCTGATAGATGCCTTCCTATCTTTTCCTGATGAATCCGCAAGGCATGTGTCCGAGTCCGGCGCGGATTCGTTGAACCGCCACAGGCCGTCCGCTCCCCATGATGCGGGAACCTGCCCGGTGAACTTGTCCTGCGTATTCAGCGTCTGCACGGTAACTTCGGTTGTGCTGTCGGCTTCGATGGTTATCGTGTTCGCGCCGACCTTGAGCGCCGGGAAGTCGAGACTTTCCAGCAGCGGCAGGCCGTTGCGGAGCGTATTGCCGTCCGCATCAGTTACTTTTGCCGTCATGAGCGAGGAGTCGATAACCAGAACCTCATCTTCGTTGAGAACGCCGTCAATCTTGAGACTCTTGCCATTCGTTGTGATGACCGCGTTTTTGCCCTTGGCGAGATCCGCTACAAGGGAATAAACCGGCAGGGAGTCCGCGTTGCCGAGCGTCCGGTTCAGCGAAAATGTCCCGGCTTCTGTAATCTCGAACGTCTCGTCGTTTTCCGCGTAGGCGTATGGATCTGGACAGAGAAACGTCAGGTCAAATGTGGAGGAGTTCCGCACGACCTTGTCGAATGAGAACCCGCTCTCGAGCCTTGCCCGGTAGACGCGGTTCGGCTCCTTGTCGAGAATCAGGTCGCACAGTCCGATGTCCGGATTGAGCCACGCGATGATCTCGTCCTTGCGGGCAAGGAAGTCCTCGTCGGATTTGCCGGGAGGGATGAAGCAGGATATTTCGATCTTGCGCTCGCCGATGGTTTCTCCGAAGTCGAACACTCCTTCGCGTCCGGGAACGGTGATCGTGTTGTTGGTGAAGTCCGGCATGCGGTTTTCTTTTGTCATTCTGGTGGCCAAGCCGAAGCTCTGGCTCGTTTTCCCGTTGAATTTGAATCCCATTAGATCACCGATCCTTTCGCGCGTCTGCTGCCGACAAGCAGGGTGTTGAGCTGCTGAGAAATCTTCCGGATATCGTCGTCGCTGCGGACGCTCATGGTTTCGATGTTGATGAGCGGGCCGGAGTATCCGGCGGTCTCGCTGACGGCGTCGCGGATCATGTTTTTGAGGCTGTTCACGCCGACTACGGCTTCATCGCCTGCTTCGCCTCCGCCGAGGAGCGTGCCTCCGGACTGTCCGAAGATCGTCGCGTCCTTGAGGATCATGCCGCCGTCCATCGCCTTCTTGTACCAGGAGACGGAGAAATGCGGAATGCTCGGCGGATTCAGGCTGAACGAGCCGGAAACCGAGAAATGCGGGAGCTTGATTTTCGGCAGGCTCCACTTAAAGTTGAACACACCTTTCAGCTTGTTCACGACGCCGGAGACAAAACTCCATATGTTATTGAACACGCTCGTAAACGTCGACTTGATGCCGTTCAGGATTCCGCTGATCGTGCTTTTAATCGCGTTGAATGCGGATGTGATCCCGGACTTCATCGCGTTCACGACGCTCATCACAGCAGACTTTATGCCGTTCCATACACTCGTAGCGACTGACTTTATCCCGTTGAACACGGTCGAGGTCACCGTCTTTATCCCGTTCCACGCGGTCGTGACAGCGGTCTTGATGCCATTCACCACAGTCGTAATCGCGGTCTTAATTGCATTCCAGATTGTGGTGACGACAGTCTGTATGGCGGTGCAGACGGTAGAAATCACCGTCTTTATCGCGTTCCATATTGTTGTCACTACGGTCTGAATAGCTGTGAGAACTGTGGTGATGACAGTCTTGTAGATGTTGAAATAAGTCGTTACTACAGTCTGAATCGCCGTAAATATCATCGTGAAGAATGTCTTTATGCCGTTCCACACGGTCTGAATCACCGTGCTGATGGCATTCATCACGGTTGTGACGACGGACTGGATTCCGTTCCACGCGCCGGAGAGGAAGCTGCTGATGCCGTTCACCGCGGAGGTAAATACACCGCTGATGGCTGTCCATATGGTCGTGAAAAAGTCCTTGATCGCCGTCCAGACGGTTATCGCGACTTCCTTGATGTTGTCCCAGAGATTAATCCAGAAGTTTCTGAAGCTCTCGCAGTTGTTCCACAGATAGATGAACGCCGCGACGAGCAGTCCGATTGCTGTAATAATCAACCCGATAGGATTTGCCGCCATCACGCCGTTCAAAGCCGCCATGCCGCCCTTGACCACATTGATTGCGGACACGATCTTCGGCGCGAGCGTCATCAGCGCTCCGACTCCGGTCGCCATCTTGCCGACGACAATCAGCACAGGACCGATGGCCGCGACGATTGCCGTGATGGTCAGGATCATTTTCTGCGTCGCAGGGTCCATGTCCATGATGGCGTTCATCACGTCGATGATCTTCTCCATCAGGCTCTGGAACGCGGGAGCGACCGCCTGACCGATGGTGACGGTCAGCACATCGAAGGTGGATTTGAGCTGCTCGATCGTGCCGCCGGTACCCGACATCAGGGCGTTCGACATGTTCTCCGCCGAGCCGCCGCAGTCGTCAAGCGCGTTGCGCAAGGAACTTACTTCCGAGGGCGATGTCTGGATCAGGGTGAGCCACTTACTCATCTGGTTCTTGCCGAAGATATTAGCCGCTGCCTCGAGCTTCTCCTGATCGGTCAGCCCGGAGAAGGCGGAGTTCAGGTTCGCCAGCACGGTCGGCATGTCCTTGAGCGTGCCATTTTCGTTGAAGATGGCGTAAGTCTGTCCGGTAGAAAGGCCGAGCTGATCCATTGCGGTCGCGCCTTCCTTGGCGGGAGAAGCGAGACGCGCGAGTCCTGTTTTCAGAGCGTTCGCGCCCTCAGAACCGCTGATGCCCGCGTTGCCGAATACATCGGTAATCGTCGCGAGGTCCTTCACGTCCCATCCGACGGTTTTGCAGATAGGGCCTGCGACGGACATGGCTTCAAAAAGCTCTGAGGTTGTGGTGTTCGCCTGCGCCTGCGCCTTGGCGAGAACGTCCGCATAGTTTGCAGCTTCCGAAGAATCTGCGCCGAACATCTTCATAGAATTTCCGAGACCGCTCGTCACTTCCGACAGGTCAGTTCCGGTACCGGCGGCGAGGTTCATGGCAGGCGTCAGCATGTCAGTTGCTTCCTTTGCGGTGAAGCCCTGACGGGCGAAGTTCAGTGTCGCGTCGGCTGCGTCCTGCATGCCGTAAACCGAGTTCTTCGCAGAGGTGCCGATCTGGTCCCAGAGTCCCTCGAAATCCTCTGCGGAGTTTGCCGTGTCGCCCATTGTCTGCTTGACGAGGTTGAACTGCTTGTCCACATCGCCGTAAGCGGTGACGGCGGCAGTTGCTCCGGCTACGACGGGAGCGGTGAAGCCCATCGTCATTTTCGTCCCGGCGCTCGAGAGCGATTCGCCGACGGATTTGACCTTCTCGCCAGCCGCCGCGATTTTCTGCGCGGAGACGGAGCCGAAGTTCTCGTATTCTTTGGTCAGGCTCTTGAGATCCTGCTCGGTCTCGACGATTTCGCGCTGAAGCGCGTCGTATTGCGACTGGCTCATGTCGCCGTTGGCAAGCGCCTGATCAGCCTGCTTCGCCGCTTCCTTGAGCGCTTCGAGACGCTCCTTGGTAGCGACGATTTCTGTCTGGAGCCCTTTCTGCTTCTGGGAGAGGAGTTCCGTGTTGCCGGGATCGAGCTTCAAGAGCTTGTTCACGTCCCGCAGGCTTTTCTGCGTATTCGATATCTGTTTGTCGACCGATTTGAGCGATTCGGTCAGCTTGGTGGTGTCGCCGCCGATTTCGACAGTGATGCCTTTTATTCTGTTCGCCATGCGGATTCCTCCTTCCCATTAAAATCTGTCCATCATTTCCTGCGTCGCGATTTCCGGGTAGTCCCAGTCGTCGTTGCTCATCTCCGCGTACATGTCGTTGACAGTGCCGATGGTCAGCAGGTCAAGCTCCGAGATATGAAGTCCGATCTGCACGCAGCGCAAAAGAAAGAGCGGGGTTGTCATTTCCCGCTCTGTCGCGTGAGGTTTTTTTTAGCGGAAACCTGCTGCTCCGTGTTGATTCCCCACAGCTCGATAATCTGCGGGAGAACCTCGTAAATCGAGAATGTGTTGAAGCTGTCGAGCCATTCCTCCGGCGTATCCGGCACGTCCTTGTCGGCGTGCTTTGCCATCAGCCACGCGATGTTCTCGAAAAGCTCCAGCGAGAAGGTGTCCAGATTCGAGCTTTCCGAATCGTTCTCGCTGATGCCTTTCTGCAGCTCATTCAGATCCCGGTAGATGTCCCTGTGGAACTTGTTCCGGTACAGACGCGGTATCGCAGCCGACGCTCTGAAAGTCACCGGCTGCCCGTCAATTTCTATTGTCTTTGTCACTGCCATCGCTTACTCCTCCTCAGTGCTGTAGCTCGTACTTGCCTTTGCGCCGGACGAAGTGCCAGAGCCTGCTGCGGTGTCGCTCGGCTCGTAGACCTTGTCGTACCAGGCGTTGTAAACAGACTCGGATGTGTTCGAGCCGGTCTTGACCTTCACAAGGCCTGACGGAAGCGGAGAAACCGTGATGGAAAGGGTGTCGGTCTGTACCTCGGTAGAGTCCTCCTTGGTCTGACCGGAAACGGACGGCCTTGTCGCGGAGCAGTAGTACATGCAGTGGCGGATCTTCCTCTGGTCGCCGGAAAACTCGAACAGCAGCGCGAAATGCTCCGGCTCCACATCCTTGTTCTCTGCAATCACGCCGTTCGCGTCCTCGGTCTCGTGCATCACGTCCGTGAGGAAGCTCTCCGGAATGAGCGCCAGCTCGAAGTCGCCGGAGTACCCGTTGTTGTTCGACACCATGTAGTAAACCGTGTCGTCGGCGTAGAACGGCTCGTTGTCGCCCTCGGCGTCAAGCGAAAGGCTGACCGCGCCGGGCATCGCCACAGGCGTGCCGAATGTCACGGTGCCGTCCTCGGCGAGCGTCGCGATGGCGTAGTGGCAGTTCTTCAGGCCGAACTTGACCTTGTTCTTCTTGGTAGTAGCCATATTCTTTAACCTCCAATAATCTGTGTCTGGTAAAGCACCTCGTACATCTTTTCGTCCTCGATCCAGACCTCCGACTTCTCATAGGGAAGCTCATGCGCGGTCAGGATGGATTCGATTTTCGATTCGATGTCCGGGTCCTTTTTGTCTGTATAAAGCTCGATGTTCAGCTCGTCGACCTTCTGCCAGACCACGTTGTCCGCGAACATGTTGTCCGTTCCCGGAAACAGAAAGCAGATGAACGGCGGGTCTGGAGACTCGCCCTCGGCGAAGTGGTCGTAGGCGACGGGAAGTCCGGCTTCCTCGAGCATGGTTACAACTTCGTCGTAGCTCATGGGCGTCATCCTTTCAGCTTCTGCTGGATTTCGCGCACCAGCTTCTCGTTGCCTGCCTGCTCGGCAGGTGCGATATGCGGTCTTGCAGCGACTCTGCCTCCGCCGCGCTTGGCGTGGCCATGCTCCAGCAGATGCGCAATCTGGTAGCGGTTCCGGGAATGCACCACCATGTCGAGGGAGTCCGCGCTTTCGCTGACTGTCTTGACCGACCACGACTTCTTGTACTTGCCGGTACGCACAGGAACGTTTGCCTGTATGTCCTTGCGGACGGATTTTGCGGTGTCCCTGACCGCGTCCTTCATATCGTCCGCGGCAAGGTCGGCGTACTCCCGCAGGCCTTTCATCACAGCGTCGCGCAGGCCGTCGATTGATACCTTCTCGTTCATGTCGTTTTCTCCAATGCGCAGTTGAATTTGATGGAATTCTTCTTATAGCCCATCGGGTTCACATAGGTGATGTTGTACGTTTTGCCTTCCGCGAGAATCCGGTACTTGGTGGAGACGACCTCGGCAAGCTCAGAACACCAGCGGCATGTGAAGTTCAGCGATTCCTCCGGGTTGACGACCTCGCCGGAGGTCTCCGAGCCGTAGGAGTCTGTGCCGACCGTCGCCCAGCACTTGAAGTAATCCGTCCAGGTCGCGGTGTGGTTGCCGTACTTGTCCGATGTGACCGTGTTCTTCTGGAATGTGACCGGAACGCGCATGCTGGCGATCTTCATCAGAATCCCTCCTTGCGTATGCCGAACAGAAGCGCCCGGAGCGTCAGGTTCAGCTGGTTGTGGTCGGCGCCCTCGCGGTGCTCGTACAGGTACGCCACGGTGTAGAGGATGGCGATGCGCATGCGGATGAGGATTTTCTCCTCGCTGGCTTCCCATTCCTCGTCGCTGTATCTTGCGATGTCCTGCACGGCTGCGGTGGCCGACGTTATGAGATTCTGGATCAGCTCGTCCTCATCGGAAAAACTGACTCGCAGATAGGTTTTTGCTTCCTCAAGCGTTACTTCCATGAGACACCTCCATAAAAAGTGAAGCGGACACCCGCGAAGGATGCCCGCCCGCAAC